AGCGAGCAATGGTTTTAAATTTCACTACAACACAATAGGTGATTGTTTTTATGATATTTACTGTCAACCAAACTATACAAAAAAAGAAGACTTACTAAAAGATATGGCTCGTATTTTAAATGGTGAACTTACTGCAGACGACTTTGCAAAAGAAATAATACAATGGGTGGGCGAGCGGAGTGATGAGTGTTATTTAGATGATGATTGCCAAATAAGAAGATTTGATGAAGTAAAAGAGGGGTCAGTATCAGTACCAATTGCAAAGCAAGGTAGGTCGTAAGCCACCCCTCATAAGGTTTACTATTAATGCAGTTGATTTATACGGTAATTTACGCTAAAAGTCAAGTTTATGGGATTACCAAAAAACTTAACAGAACGACAGCAAAAGTTCGCAGAATTACTAGTATACAACGAGGGGCGCAAGAGCCCGAGCGAGTGTGCTTATGAGGCAGGATACAAGACTAGACCCCGTCAGGCTGCGAGCGAGCTACGAAATCCTAAAATTGCACCATTGGTTGTTAAATACATTGGTGAGTTGCGTGCAGAGATACAAGAAAAATACGGGATTAATTTTGAAAAACACATTAGCGAACTAGCAAAGCTACGAGAAGATGCGCGAGCTAAAGGGGCCTGGAGTGCTGCGATTAACGCAGAGATTGCAAGAGGTAAAGCGGGTGGTTTATATGTGGATCAGAAGTTAGTCTTATCCGGAAATTTAGATAATATGTCAGAGAAAGAATTAGAATCTAAAATGAAACAAATTTTAGATGATCACAAAACTTTAATTAATATTACCCCAGAAGAAGAGATAAAAGAATCAGTAATAGAATCAAACCTTGATAGTGATTCAATTCAGAAATAATTTTACTATATAATCTTCTTGGAAACTTTTTTACTAGTGCCCACTTGTTTATAACTGGTTTGTATTCCATTTGAGTCTGGCCCTTTCCTTGGTGGAAGTTGATCCCATTTTACATTAGGCATATTCTTTGTCAATGTGGGATTAAAAATCCTATTAAAATTTTCTTTATATAAATCATTGGTAGGTCTTGATCTACCATCATAACTAAATTTTTTATTTTTCATTTATTTTCTCCATACGTATTATACACCCTTTTGGAAAAACATTCCTATCAGAAAATAACTCATCATTCACTTCATAACTTGCAAAGGTTCTAATATTCTTTTTATCTTTGTTTAAAAGATATGCGTGAGTTATCATCTCTGATGGCATAAATCCTAATGCTGAATGTAAATCAGCGTGCCCGCTGTCCCCCGTGATATCCAACCACGTGATTTTGTAGAAATAATATCTTTTCTTTTTAATAACAACAGATTTGTATTTTGATTTTTTAAGTTTTCTCATATCAATCCTTATACTATAGGGGAATTTTTAGGCAAATTTGTTTTTACAAAAACCAAAAAATCCTTCGCGCGCCGAGTACATAAAAATAAACAGCCAATACCAATGCTTATTTAACACCTATGCAGTCACTGCATATACTAACCATACTTTTAGGGGTGTGCCAGAGCAAAATCGTCTACTATTCAACAATACTGTCAAGTGTGCCATACTGTGCCACCAAAAAACGACCCTTTGGCACACCTATTAGTCAATAATACCAACGATAATAGGTCAAATTTGGACTTTGTGCCACTGTGCCACCAATAAAAAGTGATCACTGAAAAAAAAAATTACCCTAGAATTCCCCTTATGTGCGGAACACTTTAGAATGATTCTAAAGTTTGTATGGTTTTGTGCCTATTTTTATTATTTTTTTTACACCAGGGCCTTGTAAATCTAATGTTGCATAGGGTTTCCAAGACTTTTTTATTAGATTTAACTCTAAAATAAAGTTTGACCACTGCTTTGGTGATATATCTTTGCTTTGTATTACTACTTTTTTCATAATTTTACAGGGTTTCCACTCTCGCTTCCACCCCGTTCCCCGAGGAAATCATTTACTATACGTGGTAGATTGTAAGTGAAGGTACTTTGGATCCTTCTTCAACACTATACGCCAAGCTGAAGAACTGTTTATCTTACCTATTAATCTACTTTCTTGTAATTCTATTTTACCAATCTCATTAAGACCGCCGTGATCATTTTCCATATAGATAAAACAATCTGATATAGCTGTGCCTTTGTTGCCATTACTAAACTTATCTAGTATCTGTTGAAAATCTCTTAATCTTAAACTCATTTGTTTAACCTATCATATGTAATTTTTGGATACATTTCTTGATATCTTCTTGCCACATTTTTGACACCTTGATACCACTTTTCCTTCCACATCTCTTTTATCTCTTTACTTTCAGCTTTGTAATAAGCATTTGCTATCTTATCCAACATTGCTTGATCTTTGTTTATAGTATTCATCCACCCTCCTTAAAAAGTCGTGTTTATATTTTTGGAATTCCTTACCTTCAATAACGAATTCCTGGTAGTAATTGTCCTTACTACACATCATCACCACACCTTTGGTAATTTCTGTTTTATAGATAAAATTATGAGCCATTGCATAGGCCGCCAATTGAAGACAGTAATCCCCGATCCACTCTCGGCGCTTCGGTTTGTTCGTTTGTTTAAAATCTATTATAGCGTCCGTACCCTTGTGTATCCCAACAAGATCCGTTTGCCCCGCATACAGCCCAGGATAGTACAAAGTACATTCTGTGCCGTAGTATGTCGGAACATTGCATAGACCCTGCTCTATGACCCTTACAGCCATATTATGGGCCTGTTTTCCAACGTTGGTCTCATCTAAATAACCCTTATCTAATATATACATCTCAAGAATCTTGTGCATCGCGGTGCCTCTAGCAGCACTCTCATCCACGATCCGCGCAGCATTTGCCTCTCCCATCTTCTCGCGCCACCTTTTTAATCCTTCCTTCTTCTCGGCCGGTTCAGTCGCTGACAATATCGTAGTCACCGATGGTAGTTTTTCTTTATCATTAATATTATAATGACGTTTACCTTCTATCGCTTCTCGTACCGTCTTTGGGTATATAAATTTATTATTTCTTATCATTTAATAATTGTTTCAGTACAGTGGTATAGGGATTAAAATCATAATCCTTAACACACCCGGTTAATAATACTAACATTACAAAAAAAATTTTTATCATTTAACTAAACTCTCCTTATAATCTCTTATGTCAACAATGTTATTTTGTTTTAAATTATAATAGTGTTCTAAAATTTTGTTGATCTTGGATAACTTGGTATGTGCATAAGGCCATATCAAAAGACAGACATAGTATGCATCCCTAAACGTACAACGCCACCTCCATTGTTTAAGATAAGGGGTACCGTCTACACGTTTACCATTAACTTTTTTAGAAGTTAAAGTTCCAACTCCTAATGTTTGGTGTAACCAAATTAATACAGATTTATCAGTCATTGCAACCTCCATAGAGATACGCCAACAATTATATCGATTAACTTTGTTACCTTTTTTCTTACGCTCAAAATATTTTTTGTAAGTGATAGTACCTTCACCATCAAAGAGCCCTGCAATATATGCCGCCTCTTCTGGATTCATTGTAGTCTAGCCTTATCTACTTCGACTAATAAATCTTGTAATGTTTTAACAGTTGCATCCTTGTTAACAATTTCATCATTAACTAATTGCTCGTACAACTCTGCCACTACCTCACCTTGTGAGTTGCAGGTAGGGCATTGATGTACTTCTGTATATGAACCATTACTCTCCCTTAAATAACCATTGCCTTTGCAATGATCACATATCACCTTAATCTTTTGTTTTTCCATTTTTATATCCTAACTTTTTTGCAGCACGACTAGCTAGTGCTTCAATTGTTTTACTAATTGTAAGTTGTGCATCTAAAAATTTACCATCAGCTAAATAGTTTAGCTTCTTGTAAGTATCGATCGGCACGGATACTGATTTAAATTTACTGGGATCTGCCATATTTCCTTTCTCTGATTAGTATTAATATATGGGAATCTATACCAACAAATGAGTGCTTGTCAAATAATTTATTTTAATATAAAAGAAAGATCTCTTCTCACACCTTTTGTTTGTTCGTCCCTTTCTTGGGACGAGCAGACAGTTTAGAATGATTCTTAAGTAACTACTTTGCCTTCGTCCTTAACAGGAGAACATTTATATTGTGGATACAACTGTGAGTTGATTATCATTTCAGAATTAAAAACACTCTCACTACCAAATAAAATTTCATAAGCATCACCCAACCCATCTTGAACACAATCATAATAATTATTTTTTACTGCTGGATACTCTGGTGGGATTCTACACTCTCCGGTAATGCCGGAGCATATGTAAATTACTAATAACCATTTCATCTAACGTCCTTGGCCTTTGTAACGTGTCAATTTTTTTTGTAATTTTTTGTGTTTGTTTAATGATTTTGTGTGAACGCCACGACGCTTCTTAGGCTTATCTCTTGGTACGAAATGGGTAAATTTTTGCTTGGCCATTACTCTTCATCTAACCATTCTTTGACAAAAGGTTTAGCACCTTTGGGTGTAGTAATCACCGGTAGATAAGTTATCTTACCATTGATGTGTTGTTCTAAATCTGCTCCACAATTCATACATCTAAAAAATATTACATCGATATTTACCATCGTTGTGAACTCATCACACGTTGGACATTTACCATTGACTACTTCTGTTTTGATTGTGAATTTTTTATTTTTTAGCATTACTGACAGCTTAAACATTCATCGCTGTCACTGTCAAGATCAGCTAGTGCTTCTTGCTTACACTCGTCACTACAAAACATATCTAATTCGTCTTTAGGTTCGAATTCTTTTCCACATTTTTTACATTTTTTCATTATTCTAATATTAACTTCTTAATTGAAAAAGATCCATCTATATTTGTCTCTAATTCCGCTGAACCAGTATAGCATTTATAAGATACACTTTCTGAATATTGTCTTTCCGCCTGGCGCTTACCACGTAAACACGTAGCCATTGATTCTTGAATACGTGCTTCACTAATACTTCCATTAATAAACATAAGTAAGGCTACCACAGACTCTATCATAATATTTTACCTTTGTTGGGTCCTTCTTTTACAACGTATTTTTGTGTACCGTGCTTGCCAGTTTCAACTTCTTTTTTTAAATCTTTGTGTAAACGTTGTCTGGTAACAGTTCGTTTCATTTCATAAAGATAATCTAAAATTTTTCTAGTTACTCGTTCCATTTTTATATACTATCT